ACATTACCGTCAGGTTCAAACATAATGTCATAATGACCTGCACTGTATTCAGTTCCTTTAGTGTTTCTATTTACAATAATTATTTCTTTGTAACCATCTAAAGGCTGCATAACATTATTATTAACGTTTAAATTTACTCTTTGCTCTCCACGATATCGTACTTGACTTCCATCAAGAACTTCTATATCTACTTTAGGTACATTTCTATCTACAATATTTTCTAATCCTACCCTAGAATATTTTTTGTTATCGTCTAAATTTTCTAAAAGACCTGACCAATATAATTCTGTTTTATTTATTTTCGGTGCTCTTTTTTCTAAAAACTTTTTAATTTGAAAGCCAGACATGCCATCTTTACCAATAGCAAGATTGTCTAAAGAACCTAAAACAGAACTGCGAAAATTATATAAATCTCCTGAAGTATTATAATTAGCATAATCTATTTCTTTAACTAAAGGATTTGTTTCTTTTTTAGATTTAGTTAAGTTACTAGGTTCTGTTTCTAAATCTATGTAATTAGTAATATCATCAAAACTTACATTATCTTGACCAACTACTTCCGCACCAACACCTACAGTACCAGAACGTTCTGTTGGTGTACCTTTTAAAAACTCTGTGTCTCCACTAAGTAATGCTTTAGTCTGACCAACTACATCAGCTTTAACTCCACTAGGTATAGCAGCACTACCGGCCTTAGCCGCACTAACTGTTACTTTAGCTGCAGGAATTAATTCCATAGCAGTAAGTGCATCACCAATAACTGCTTCTCTAGCTGCATTTACTTGTTCGTCTGTAGCTTGTGTGTAGTCTACACCGTACATACTTTTAAGTCTAGTATCTAAATCTTCAGTTCCAAGCCTTTGTACACTATCTTTAATATTAGTTACAACTTCTTTTGTAGTTTCTACAGGATTAGTTATAAACTCTTTAGCTCCCTCATATACACCTACAGCAGCATTTTTAAGAAAGCCTAGCTCATCCTCATCAACAGCTTTACCTAGCTTTTCACCAAAAGATTCATAATCATTATCTAGACCAAGTATGTTATCTACAATTAATTCACCGTAGCTCATACCTTTTTTAGGTAGCATAGAATCCATTTGATTTTTAAGAGCCATTATTAACTTTATCCCTAAGTTTAGTTAAAGATCTTAGTGCACGAATCTCACCTTGAAACCTATAGATTTCTACAGGGTCATCATACTGTTCCATTTGTTTATGTATAAATGCAATACGAAAGTCAATTTCTTCCAGCATTGCATCCCATTGAGGTTTATTATTTACAACTAGCTTTAACTGGCTCACTGTACAGGTGCTCCCCCAGTATTACCTGAGAAGCCCTGTTCTCCCGGCTGAGGCGCTGTACCAGTACCTACAGTACCACCCCCACTACCTTGAGTATCCCGAACCTGAACACCTGCAGGTGCTCTCTGTGGCCCACCTTGTGGTGGTGCTCCCGGTTCTGGTGCTGGTGGTGGGTTAGCTGCTTGGAACTCTTTTAGTATCTCAGCTTGCACTGCTGCTTGCTGCATGTTATTACCTACCTTGTCAGGATCAAGATCCATAGACTTAGCAATCTCACGTACAATATAATCCATACGTGCAAACGGTGCCAGTGCAGGATTCTGTACAACTTGCAAGAACTGCATCAAGCGTTGGCTACGTACTTCGTTTGCCATTAGGCTTTCAGTACCACGGGCTTTTACTTCAAGATCACCTTTAATATCTGAGTCAAAGTTAAACTGCATATTAAAGTTAAAGAATGCTTTACCTAGTGGTGCTAGTAAATAGTCATCAATGTTTTTAACTACGTTACGGATAGAGCCGTTGGCAGCAGACATAAGCATAGAGATACCAGAAGCAGTACGACCAACGCCTGTAACCCCTGTTTGACCATGTGCGAAAGATGGGAATCCAGTTGACTCATCAGATAATACCCTTGCTTTATCAAACATCTGCATGTTTTCGTTAGATACGTTAGGAAACTTAGTACCAAAAATGGCTTGTCCGGGTGCACCGCCTTGTCTACGGAACACTTTTCCGGGGTACACAGACAAGTCCTGCCCCGGTACTAAATTAGTTTCATCAATTTCAATTAGTAAGTTACCTGATAATGCAGCGTTATCTACTGCCATACGCATAAACCCATTCATTAAAGTTTGAGTATCATCCATATTTTCTGCAATACCTACACCAAAGATACTGTAGGGATTCATTTCATAAGGTGCAGCAAAGTAAGGAATGTAAGCAGGGGTAAAAGGATTCATTACTAAACGTAAAACCTGACCATTACAAACCCAAACATTTACACTTAACTGCTCTGCATCTTTTAAATCTTTTGGAATATCTACATCTTGATTTTCTAAAATTTCTGTGTCTACAAAACCCCAAAACTCAAGGACTTCAAAACGTTGTGCTTGATCTTGCTCAGAGTTATCTTCCATAGCATGTTCCCACCACTCTTTGTTGTAGGATTCACCAAGACGCAAGGAATTATCAATTGCATTTTCACGGAAATAAGGTCTGTTTTTTAAAGCACGTACTTGTGAACGTGACATTTTATGACGCTCTACAATATACTCTGCCTCTTCCATAGTAGCTGCATCTGGATCAGGGTAAAAATTCCAGATAGAAACAGAAGTAGTTTGTGGAATGGTTTTAAAACTAGGAGAGTAATTACCTTTTTCATCCCAGTTAGCATACTCTTTATCTACAGCAAATGGACCTTTCATAATACCAGTACCAAATAAAGCTGTTTCAAACGCTGCAGCACGAAGATGTTTTTTAGCGTGAGACTCTTCTAGCTGATCATGAATCTGCTTTTCCATTTTCTTTGCCGCAGCTTCAGCAGGATGAAATTGAGGAGAGGTTGGAGTTTTAGAAGGTCCAGATTTAAGTATATCTATAACAGGATCAAGATCAGTCTTCATACCAGAAAGACGTTCTCTAAACTCTGGATAAGTTTCACCGGGCAGTAAGTCAGGCATTTTTTCTTCTGCTTTACGTTGCTCTGGATTAGCCTCAAAGTTTACTGTATCTTCTACACCATCTGGTAAAATTGTAGGGTCGATAGTAATAGGAAATTTATTTCCACCAAAGAGTACTTCAGCAATCTGCCCATATGCAGCTAGTACTTTAGTTTTAGTTACCTTAACAAAAACTTGTGATTTTTCTGTAGAAGTAAATTGTACGTCAGGTCCATAAATACCCCGATAGTTACGATAAGCTTGAATCCAACGTTGTTCATCAAGCTCTCGTGCAGTTTCAGCCTTAGAAAATTTTTCTTTTACAAAACTTACAATTTGTCCTGCTGCAGGATCAGAGTAGTCTTCTTCTTTGACATCTTCAATAGAGGATGCTTCCTCCATATCCATCATCATATCTTCAAAATCTTCTTCCATCTTTTATCCTTAATATCCAAATGTTGCGTCTGAAACTTGGAATCCTGTACGGTGGTTATTTGAATCAAAGTCAAATAAATTACTACGTGGCCTAGTCATAACACCATATCTAAGCGCATCATACAAGTGATCTTCCGCATTTGTGTCTACATCTTCTGGGTTATTTTTATCAAGAGGTAGTGCAGGTAACTGAGATATGGTATTAGTACAGTTATTAAAAAATACCAATCTAGGTTCTTCAGTAAACTCATCTGTTTGCAAACGTCTATGTATTTCATTTTTACCTGCTACACGAGATCCTCTAGATCTGTCAGATGGCCTCCACCGACAGCCTTTTATAATCATCTGTTCAGCCAGTGATGGGCCAGTATCACCACGATTATGCCATAAACTAGAATCCAAAACACCATATCGTATTTTATCACCATCTTCAGCTTCTAGTATCATATCTGCTAAATCGGTAGCAGTAACTTTAGATACATACATTTCCCTATAAACAACTAGTTGTTCAGATGGAGTTACAGTAAACCAAACAACTCCTGTATGAGAACCATATCCATAGTCACAGGCTCTAAACTTTACCCAGCTATTAGGTATATCATAGGGTTCTATTACATGTTCTTTACGATTAAACTCTGGGAAAGCTGCACCTTCATTAATATCCCAGTCACCTTCTAGTAGCTGCCTTCGCTGATGCTCAGGTAACGACAGAAGATTAGCCTCATACATACCATCATCTGCTAGGTAAGGATTATCGAATAAGGTAGCAGGTATAAACCTACGTTTAAACAGTGGTTCACCTTCTCGACTATGACCTTTAGGCCAGCATATAGTTTCGCCACTGTCTGTATCCGTTGCCCAAAAAGATTCATTCGGGGTATTAGGGTCAATAAAAGTTTTTTTTACCCACTGATGGCCCGGACCTCCGGGGTTGCTAGTGGCTCTCATATACAAAGGTAATCCACTAGCTCTTGTAGTTCTTAAACGTGACCTCATATAATTCCACGGGTAAGGTGTAGGCCACTGTGTAAGTTCGTCAAAACCAATCCAATTAAAGGCTTGACCTTGATACCTCATAACATCATCGTCACGATCTAAATAAGACATCCAAAGTGTTGCACCGCTAGGTGCTACCCAAGTTTTATCTCGTTCCATAAACTTAATTCCGGGTACAGCTTTAGGGTATAGCTGTTTAGATACAGAAATAAGTTCTCGTAATTCTTCAGTACTTCTACGTACTATTAGCATCCTAGCGTTAGGATTAGTTAAATACCGTACAGGATCAGCAACTAAACTATAACTCTTACCGCCACCTGCTGATCCACCGTATAATACTTCTTGTTCAGTAGAAGCTAAAAATTCTGTTTGTGGTCCGGGATTAGGCTCAAAAATAATATCATTGTTATTTAAATCTTCCTCATAAACTTGAGTTTGATTCTCTGAGATCTTTTCCACCAAGTCTTTGGGCTTCGAGCTTTTCCGCTTTTTCGAGCGCCGCTTTGTACTTTGCAGCAAGTTGGCGTTGGTTTGCAGCTTCTCTCTTACGCTTTTGTTCAATTTTAACTCTCTTCATTAAACCTACATGAGAGATATACCTATCAGACTGTTCACTTAACCAAGCTGCTACATCTCTATAA